AAGAAACTATCATCTGTTCATGGGATTGTATTACAGCCCGTGCATATGTTTCATGGCTAATAACGTTCTCAGCTAAGAGTTTATTTAACTCCGCTACCTTTAACCGATAGGCTTCTTCTGCGGTCAACACGGACTGCCAAACCATAGTACCGACTTGTAAAAGATTTTTATATTGTTCTAGTAATATAGCGTTAAGAGCCGCATCACCTTCTTTTGCTAATCTAATCTTCTCTGCTAAATTTTCAAAACGCTTTGTCTCATCTTCTATTTTTTTCATAGTTTCAGGTGTGAAAAAGGTGGTTGTAACAGATAAGTCTGCCCCCCTCATTCTTTCTTCCATTTTACTTATCATAGCGTCGAAATCAGATAAAACAGCACTTACAAGATTTTTATTATTCAACACTTGATTTTCAACCATATCTGCCCATGCCTTATGAAATTTCTCTTTCTGTTCTTCTAACATAATAGCATACTCTTTACGAGTCATTGTAAATAATCCATGCAGGACGGCTGTTAAATTTTTACTAAGTCCTACTACAGCACTCAACGCCGAACCTGTCAAGTCCCAAATTGACTTTAAGGTAAAGGTCAATGTCCTACCTATGCTAGAGAGTATGTATTCAACAACTGTAAAAAAGTTTTGCCCCCACATAACCCAAGCACTTTTATCGTAAAGATCAAGAGGGTCAATTGCCAAAGCTCCTTTTAATTTATTAACCGCTTCTTCTGTTTTCCCTAATTGCTTTTCCATTCGCTCCAACTGGTCGAAGATAGCTGATGGAAAAGCTGTGAACGCACTCCACAAATCTTTAACTATACCTACATTCCGTGCAAGCATTAAAAACAAATTAGACAAAACAGGGAATGCTGTATCTGACATATATATTACCACGCCAGTTATTGCACTTTTTAAAATAGCCCATGCACCCGCAAGGTTCTTAATCTTCTCATCTGCTATCCTTTGAGCAATACCTCCTGCATTATTCAACTCATCAGTGAACTCTCGTATGGCCTTAGACCCTGTCTCTATTAAAACTGACATTGCTGGGCCTGCTCTAAGCCCAAACACTTCAAGTAGTATAGCTGTACGTTCTGCTTCTCCACTTACACCTTCAAGACCTTTCTCAAATTGCTCCACAACATTAGCTAATCCTGCAAATTTCCCATCAATGTCCACCGCTTCTATTCCAATATCTTCTAAAACTTTAGCAGCTTTTGTTGAGGGTCCAATTAATCTACTTATAGCATTTCTTAAACTCGTCCCAGCCATTGTGCCTTGTATCCCTGCATTACCCAGTAAAGCGGCTGCGGCCGCAGCTTCCTCAAACGCTACACCAGCACTTCTTGCCACAGGTCCTACGAACTTCATTGACTGCCCTAACATAGACAGATTGACATTGGCGGAAGTAAAGGCTTTAACCAATACATCGTTTACATGGCTAAGATCAGATACCTCCATTCCATAACCCTTGAGAATATTAGAAGTTATATCTGCCGCTGAACCCAAATCTATTGTGGCAGCAGAAGCCAATTGCAAAACCCCCGGCATAGCTCCTATGATTTCAGTTGTTTTGAAACCAGCCATGGCTAGGAAAGACATACCCTCTGCGGCTTCCTTCGCAGTAAAGATAGTGGTCTCACCCAGAGACTTAGCCCTGTCTTCAAGGCGTTGAAATTCCTCCCCAGTGGCCCCAGCAATAGCCTTAACATTAGACATTTCCTTTTCAAATAACACAGCTTGTGCCCCAAGATTCTTTAACCCTATTGCAATACCTGCCGCAATGGTAAAGCCAAGGAAAGGACTAATGGCTTTAAAAGCTGCCTTGGTACGACCAATGAACCCACTCATTGCCTTCTCAGCCTTACTCAGCCCAGATATATCTATTCCCATAGTAGCTGTTAGGCTCCCGATGTTTGCCATACCGTTTTAGTCCTTTCCTTCCTTTACCAGTGCCATAAGCACGGATTTCATTTCTTCAACAGATTGTCTTATGCCACGTTTGGCAAAGTCGCCGAACGTAACGCTTTCTGCACTAACAGAACTTGTCCCCTTACCCCTATGTATATTCATAAAGAGAGCTAGGAGCCGACCAAAGTTTAGGTTCAGGGCCGGAGCACCAAAAGGCTCCAACTCATAATAAATCTCCCACTCCCTCAAATCCTTAGCCGTCATACACTTCAACATAACCCTCCTACTGGGGAACTGGAGTTGTAGTGCTAATCGACTCTCGAATCTCCATCGAGAGTCGTATCGGCGTTTCCCACCATTTCCTCTATGTCCTTGTCACCCATACCATTTAGTTCCCGGGCCGCGTCAACGATGGCGTCTAAAGACTTTGAGCTCTTGCGACCAACTACCTCAATGTCCTCATCCTTAAACACCCGATTGCCTTCTTCATCAACTACAGTCAGCACCACCAAACGAGCACGGAAGTTCCGGGTATTCACTATACGCTTCTTGCCCTTAATCGCAACTATCTGTGACTCAAAGGCATCACGCTCTTCGCCCGTCATGGTACGAACCCAAACCGGAAGATCCCATCCCGGCACATCTACCTTTACACTGGGCAAGTCTTTTGTCTGTAGTATCTGTTCTCTTAGGTTTCCCATTTTCTCACTTCCCTCCTTGGTTAAGGGATTGTATAGTTAATACCAAAAACGCCATTTACGTGGTCAACGTTACCGGACCGGTGATCTTAATGGTGATGTCCATGGTGACCTTGTCGTCCATAGGGATGGCCATAGCCACATTCGTCACATAACCTGTTAGATCGAATATGGTCCCACCAGTATCGGGAAGGACTATCTGGTAGTTCACAGAATCGTTGCTCTCGAAGTCATCATTAAGAGTGTCAAACCCGACTCTGGTAAAGTTCATGTTAAGTACGACTTCACCACCATCACGAAATCCTGCTATGAACTCCCTATACCCATCAGTGGAATCCAAACTGGTTACATCAATGGTATCCCTCGTCTTATTGGGACCCTGTATACTGTTTACTTCTGTGAGAGCAATAAAGGCTTCTGCCGAAGCCCCATCGCCTCTCTTAAACTGGGCACCTACACCACTAAAAGCATCCGACATTTTCCTGTCCTCCTTATGTTGTCCTGTGTATTCTGAAGTTTACGGTAAACTGATGTCTACCGTTCTCGTCCATTCCTAAATGGATCACGTCACCCTCTTGCCATATGGTGACATACCTCACTCCGTTCTTAGTTATATCAGTCTTGCTCTTTAACGCGGTCTTTACGGCTTCGGCCTTGTTCGCAGGTGCTAAAAAGTCCTCCTTTGGGCCACGCACATATACCTGCACGCGCGGGCGCTCGTAGTTGTAATCGGGTTCGGGGTCGCTCCCACCACTGGGGAACACAACCACACAAGCATCCACGTTAGCAGGCTTGCTCCCGATAAATAAATCTGTACCAAGCGTGCCCACGCCTTCATCAATAAGCATTGCTCCTATGTCAGTGGCCACGTTACCCATTATTTTATCATTGCCCTCCTTCTTATTATTTCTAACACATCATTTGCAGAATCAAAAAATGGTTCCTCAAGAAACTTCCACTGCCCCACCACATAATTCTTATTCATTTCATGTACAGCAGGAGCATATATAGCAGTGTACCCCACAATAGCCCAAGGGCCTTTTAAGAAAACAGTACCGGAATCAACGTATGCGCTCTGCCTCAAGTGACCAGTATCAACTGGGGCCAAACGCATAGACCTGCCCTTAACTAATGTAGCACCAGCCCTCAGACCAGCCTCTGTCCGGCCCCTAATGCCTTTAATCTCTCTGTTAAGGTTGCGCATAACGTTGCTAACGCCCTTTAATACCAATGCCATACTTATACTTAGCCTCCTTTAGTACCTAAAAACACTTTGTAGAGTGTTGTCTTGGTGTTCTTAAAGTCAGTAACGTTCTCCACACGCCTGACCTGATACGCACCGGCCTGTGTAGTGGGGTCCTGTGCTGAATCCAAATCATTCAGCGCTCCCAGAAACAAAAATCCATTCAACGCTATCGTCTCCGTAGTATACACAACGGCTTGGGAGAGTTCCTCCTTACCTTGTGGGCCAATGAACTTATCCGTTCTATTTTCCCACCGAGCCAGTATCTCTTCAGGCCAGTTGGAGTCCCACGTTGGTTTGTTATACTCATCAAACGTGGGGTCGCCCCAGTGCACTATTGTTTGTTTCATTGACCTTATAAGCCAGCTACTCATTTCTGCCCACCACCTGTATAATGGCCCTCTTCTTGCCACTCTGCGCGAGTATACCAGTAGAGTCTAGCACAAGGGCCTGTTGCCCATATGAAGTGGCTTCCAACCCCTTACCCATCTTAGCTCGCTCGAAGGCAACCTTGGCATCCCCCATTGTTTCATCTGTTATCTTGCCCTCCCTTATGGCTACAAAGTGTGCAGCTAGCCAAAGCTCTATCTCAGTAAGCAAGGCATCACTAAGCCCTTGGTTTGTCAGCTTGTTTGTTACAAATACATTAGCCGACCGGATGAAGGGTTCGGTATCAATAGTTGTAACAATAATCCCCTTTACCTGTGCATTAGTTACCCTTGCCATACCTTACCTCCTTTATTTAACTAACTGAGACCTAGAACCTATGTCGTCTATTCGATAATGTATACCCACACCAAATAAAGCCGCGTCTGCTCCATAAGTATCAGCCGACTCAGTGGGGTCACGGAAAACCCTCATTACGAAATGGGATTCTATTTTGATACCTGCTCCGCTGATAATAGCAATATCTGTATTTATACCTTCCCATGCTTGAGAATTGGTGGCTTCCGCTGCTGAAATAATTACAGGAGCACTAGCAACTTGTCCTCCTTGTACTATGGTATATTCTATTTGCCACAATACTTGACCTGCTCCTGCAGTAGTAGGCATCCAATGCACATGGATATCTAAATCCGTACCTTCTATAAGACCATGTAGTATCTCATCAGAGCCGTGCAGTTCCTCAGTCCGGTTTACTCCATCAAATCCCCAACCATATATTCCACCAGAACCGAACAGCGGGATAAAATCAGGAGCAGTAGTACCGGGCTTCAAGTTAACAGCGGCAAAGTTGATATCATTCCACCGCTTGGCGTTGCCCTTTACTAACTTCTTTATGTATTCGTCATGGGCCATATTATTTACTTAACCTCGCCTCGATATCACCAGAGGTATACTTACCAGGAGGGCATCCGATTCTGTATTGAACACCTTCCTCATCATCAGACACCTGCCCCTCAAAATCAGTTTTGAAATAGTCCACTGGGCGCCAAGTTCCTTCACCAAACCTTCGTTGTATATGGATCTCAGCATCCCAACCAGACGAACCCAATATACTGATATTAAGGGTATGTCCTCCATGCCCATATGTAGGTGATATGGGGTCACTAAACTGGTCCGCACCGTCTATTGTTATGTTTACAACTTTAATACTCATTTGCCTTTCCTCCATAACGCAGGTGTTATAAAGTCAATGACATCGAACTCACGCCAGTCCAGTTCCAGCCATTCCACAACTTCTCTCATTTCCTTCAAGCTGCCCTGAACCATTTTATGAGGCCATACCTCTCGTACTTGCAACCCGGCTTCCCTCATATGTTCAAAACGGGCCTCATGTATATATACCCAAGACAACCAACCCTCTATGGTATCATATGCCCGCATAAAGCCCGTTCGCATACAGGACTCCGCAATATCCTTGGGGTCGCGTCGTACCACCACCCACTTGGCTTCTGGGAACGCTTTATGCCAGAGCGTCCAAACCAAACATAGCTTTGCCCCTTTATAGAACCACTTCGTGTCCTCGTGCAACCCCTGTAACTTTAATATGGCCAATACCCTGTCCCGTAATCTATCACTTTGCATCCCAGTAAAACCCTGCAAATGCTTATCAGTAGGCAAAGGGAACTGCCCCATGGGGTCGCAATTTATACTCCTTAACAAAGGCTTAATTACGTCCTGCCTTATATTCGTATTTTCAAACATACCCTTTTGGTTATAACGAGTTGAACCAGACATCTTACCACCCCATGCACCACAGATGTCTATTATCCCCGCTGTCATAGATGTGCCACTTCTAGCACACCCGGTTATAAGTATAGGAGGTTTCATTATCGCCAATGCTCCTGTACCCAAGAGTCCTTTACTTCATGAGGCCGGGGCCTGCCATGGAAACATATGATTTGCGCTCCCTTGGGAAGCTTCTCTTTACAATGCCACTTATACGAATGGACTTCTGTATATTTTTGTACAGCCACTATTTCAATTCTAAGCTTATCCGCAGCAAAGGAAACATAGCGCTGGTCCCAACGAAAACGATCCATATCTTTTCTGGCAAAGAAGGAATGTATCTTAGACAAGTCCCCACGCCAAGCCATAACTCCTGATGCCCACCTCTCCGTTGCTCTGGACGGGGTAAGCATGTATAATCTGGCTTTACGGACCCCGTCCTCATCCCCCTTGCCGCAAACGGCCTCAGCTATGCCTTTGACAGAGCCTGTAAGGACTGTATCAAGGTCAAAGTAAAGGCAAGGCCCTTTGTACTTAAATAGCTCTATCTTACTCCACCAGCCCTTTAGATCGTCTGTTAAAGGCTCGGTTTTGCAGTCGAACCTATCCGCAGGCAAATCCGTCAGGCAAATGAACTCATGTGGCATCTTTAAGTGACGCTTAACCGCATCCCTTAACTTATGAACGTACATAGGCCCAAAACCCTGGCCTTGTGCACTTGACGATTTAAGAACGCATAGAACCTTTAACATGACTTCCCTCCCTCTGCTCACGCTTAGTGTCATATAGTTTTTTATTCCTGTCTAACAAAGCCTTGTAATTGGGGAGCTTCTGATGTTCTCGCACATGTTTTTGATGCACAGTTAAGACATCATCCCTCACGATTACTTTTAACTTGCTGTCTTGTTCCACACAATCTATAAAATCATTGTCGTCATAAGCAAGTCCCTCTGCATAGTCCCTATCAAACCCACCTATCCTAAAAAAGTTTTCCCGTAAAATCACTGTACAAAAATGATACTTGTAATTCCTATGCTTTGAATGCTGATACCACATATGATGCCTGTACTCAAAATCTGCAAAGCTTTTAATATATTCAGAATTAAAAGCAGAACTCTCACATGCACAAACCACGTAAGCATTAGGGTCTCTCATAAATTCCTTATCACAAGCTCCCAATACATCAGACATATGGAACACTTCTGGGCTTTGCAATACAAGTCTGGAACCTCTGGCCCGGCTCGCTAACATATTGAACTTTAATCCGGGACTATGAATATTTATATCAGATAGTAACACCTTTCCAAACCCATTCACAATTTTAAATACTTCTTGAACACCTTCCTCCGATTCCTTCTTGTCTATCAGAATCAAAACCTCGTAGTCCCGTCTATTAGAATAATGGTGAACAAAAGACGTAAGGGTGTTATGCAATTGCCCCGCCCGGTTGTAGTATGGCATCAGTATGCTATATAAAGGTCTCAAATTGAATCCTCCTATCCAACCTAGTCAATACCCGACCCATCGTGCTCTTATGTTCTAAGTCCCTAAAGTTGTCAAACCTTATTTTATTGATGTTCTCCATTGATAGCTCTGTCCCACCATACCAATGCAAGGCAACTGTACTACTACAAATATTATCAGGAAACATCATATTGTAAAGTTTATCCATACCATGCTTGTAATGATATGGATAAACTACAGACATACTTATATTATAAACATACAACCCTTTAATGTCGGAAGGGTTGGGATACATGTCTCGAATCATGTCAGCCCCTAAACATTGGTAATCCGAAGGGTCATATTTCACTTTACAAGCCTCCAACAAACTCGCATAAAATTCTGTCCCTTTAATAGCAGCCAATACCCCAATGGAGTAATACCCGCGTTTCTTCGGTCGAGGGTGTGTATGACAGATCATAATATCAGTTTCCAATGGTACTTTCACTTCCGCTATTGGTTTCAACCAAAGCACATCTGTATCACACCACAACCCACCAAAATGATAAAGTGCATACCAACGAACATAATCCGATTTATGCACATCATGAGCACGGAGCAACGTGATGTCTCCGAAAGGAGCATGTTTGACTTCGTCAACAAGCTCTTCCGCACTCTTTATAAAGTCCCTGCCTTTATACATCACCTTCTGCATATGCTCATCCCAAGAAGCTTCTCCCGATATACTATCTTCATTCGGCCTATACAATACAATCTTCCACTCAGGATGGAAGTATTTAAATGTAACTAAAGTTAGAAAGTTCAAGAAAGGCAACAGTTGTGCGCCCCAATAGAAATGAGCTATTTTAGGAATCTTATGCATGTCCGTGTGCACCCTTCTCCCAAACACCACAATAATAAACGCCTAAACAAGGTAGTGTATAACTATTCCATTTCTTAAAATCAATATGTCCCCAAAGGCTCTTATGAATTGCAAATGGATTCCCATCTTGCACATAATTTTCTTGATTAGTAGTCCACAGTAAAGGAGTGAATAATATCAACTCTCTTTTACATATTCGCTTTGCCTGCTCTATAAGTTCAAGACCACGGTCTTTTGGTAAATGTTCAATGAAGTCCAACATCATTACTACATCAAACTCGCCTTCTACATAAGGCAAATCACTAATCTCTAAGTCTATTAATAAATCCGGCTCGGTCTTTGGCCAAGCATCCACTGATACTATGCTCTTGCTACCTATGTCCTGATAACGCTTATCCCCACATCCAATATCCAATACGGAATCGTTGGGACATATCCTACTCCGTAAAAAAGCCAATAAGTTCTCTTCCGGATTAACCATTACACGAACTCCTCATGTTTTGTTATCGGGGTGCATATAGCCTTCAACACCCGGTTGTAATCCATATAATAGCAACGGTCGCAAATGCTGCCATCGAAGGGAAGGATATTATCCTCCCCTTGTATGTACCCCAATTCCTCATACGTCCCCAAGCAAAGTTCCTTCGGTAAACTCCTGCTTGGTTCTTTAAAAGCGTACTGAGCACCGCAACAGGTATAGACCTTACCATCCGGAGCTATCAAAGGTTTTAAGTGGCATATATAACACGCTCCCCCGCGCTCAGGCTCCGTCCTTTTCTGAAAGATGACCTTCCCCACATCCACCAATGTTGGTAGGGCCTTACGAACAAAATCCACCTTACTGTGCTCCACATCTAACAAATCACTGACAAGCCTGACATGGGTGAAGCCGTGGTCATTAGCAAAATTAATTACTGCTTTTATCTTTGACAATTCTGGATTCCTAGAAACCACGTAACTAAAAGCCCAGTCTACATCAGGACAAGCCTCCACAACTGTCTTCAAGCTCCTGACGTATTCTCTAGTAAAGGGCCGGAAGTCGTCATGGCTTATCCTTACCCAAGTAACTTTGTTTAACAAATCAAAATCCTGCTTAGATAAAAGCAAGCCATTAGTAACAAGCCCCATTTCTATACCAAGCCCATGAGTATAGTCCAGTATAAATGCTATGTCTTTATGAAGCAAGGGTTCGCCACCACCTGTAATGGTTATGGCCTCAGTTCCTAGGTCTGATAATGTATGTATGACACGCCTGTATAAAGCGCTACTCATTTCAGTCTTGCGGTCGTCTTCCGCGCAACTACAGAACGAGCATTTAAGATTACATCTATTCGTTGGGATTATCTGTGCATGCTTCGGCGGTATAAAGCCTCGTGTCTTTATCGCTTCAATTACCTCAACATCCTGTAATAGCTTTACCGGTAACGTATCGGCCGCAGTGAAGTTACCTTTATTAACCATCTGCTAATGCCTCCTCTAATGTCATGCAGGGGAACACGTCTTGTTCCACAGCGTCCACTACATGCTTAATGCCATAAACTGGACCAGCGTTAACAATCTCCAATCCCAACTTCAACGCGTCTTCCTTAATAGCGGGGAAACATTCCAAAAAACGTCCCCAAGGATTACTCTTCTGCCCTCTGCGTTTATGGTGATTATGCCAATTATAGTTACCATCCTTGTCCCCACTCATATCGTACCCAAGCAACACGACCTTACGAGCACCCAGATGGTAAGCATAATTAATTGCGCTTGAACCTGTGCATCTATTCCAGCCAACAACACCTTCCTTCTTTTCCAAACCGTCTGTATTAGTACGCTTAAAAAATTGTATACCTGCCCTGTCCTTAATCCTTGGGGCGCATGTGGCTTTAAGCCCACCAAAATTACGGAGCTTCTCATGGTTCCAATCATGCCAGCGATTGTCACCAAACCAACAAGCATCTACCCACGGACCAAGGAGGAAAGCGTCGTTTGTACCAATAACCTTTTGGTCATGGATAGGTGAGAAGTCGAATCCTTTAAGACTCGGCCCACCGCCTATTATGTAAACGACCCTTCCCTCCCATAACCGCATGACTATTCCTCCTGTTCCTTACGACAACCCTCTTTGTACTCACACTTGGTGCAGTCCTCGAACTCGTCGTACTGCTTACCAAAGCACTCGGGACGTTCGTCCTCACAGGCTTTGGCAGATGGGCAATCGCCCGCACAGTCCTCGTACACACTGAATTCCTTGCCGAAGCACTCGGGACGTTCGTCCTCTTTGTCCTCATCGTCCTTTTCCTTACCCTTGCCCTTATCAACAAAGTCCTCGTCACCCTTGAGATTATGCGCATTTACAAGACGCTTTGCCGCTTCCTCCGTCATGGGCTTATCGTTCACGGTTTCACCAGTGTCGGAGCGGATAACATCATAGGCTTTACCGCCTCTATGTATCACACACAGGCCCTCATGCGGTGCGTTACCCTCCAGGAGTAGCTTCTGTATCTGCTCATAAGGCGTGTAGAGCTCGAACTTATCCAACGCGCCCCTTAGCTCGCCCTTGGTGCAACGCACCATGTCACCAGGCTTTAACTGGCGGGTGGCACCCGATATAGGGTCTCTGTACTTGTGCGCGCCAACACCCTTTTTCATCCGCCAATCCAGTTCTCTATCTTCCGGTATATCCTCAATACTTATTTCCATGGCCATGTTCTTACTTCCTCCGTTGTCCTATGGTTAAGGCATTGGGTTTATACGAGGGGCCGGTTTTGAAGGTTTGGTTACCTTCGGCCCTGTGCATTACGCTCTTATTCAGAGTAATGCACCACTCCACTGTTACCATCCTGGTCCGCGCGGATCTGCGGCACCCTAATGGTCATGACCTTGAAGTTGAAGATGGTACCACCCTCGACAGTCCACTCCACTGGTGTGATGGGCAGACCTTCAACAAGGCGAACCACATCCGAAGTCATCTGCACCAGTAAGACCTGGGCGCCAGTCAGATAGTCCGCTGTCTTGATGTCCTCTATGCCACTGATCTCAAGTATGCGCTTGCGAATTGTGCCCTGGTAGTTCGACGAGTAGTTCTCGTCCAGCTTGGTTTCGTACTCAGTGGGTATGTACAAAACCCAGGGACCGTAATGCTTGGCCGTAATGCTGGCCTGCTTCATGTCGGTACAGTCAGCCAGTACCATCGCGCCTGTGGTCGAACTGTCGTCCCATGCCGCCCGGAGCGTGCCGGTGTTACGGTTGGGATGGTCGGTGTAGCCCCTGATGATCCCGCCGCCATAGGAATAAGCGGAGGCGCCATTGAAGAGCATGTCTTCAGTTTTCTCATTTACCTTACGTGTGGCAAGCTCTATGCCCGTCACATCGAGAGACTCACCCCTCGTCCTTGAAGCCTCTAACTGCCGCACGTTGAGCTGGAAGTCCTTGTGTGTGATGGGCAGAGGGAGGTACTTGGACGAGAACTCAGGACGGTCTTTCTTTGCCCTTGAAGCAGCATCCATCGAGAGTTCGGCCTCAGTGATGTCGCCCATGTCTTCGTACTCAAGAACCATCTTGCCCATTCCGTTAGACAACGGCAGGGTAAGACCACGCGACATGAGATCCATAACACCTATCAACCTCTCACGCGCTATGCGCAGGAGAGCATCGTCAATGGCAAGCCACTCTTCCCGGCGAAGTGTAGCATTCGCTACGAGTGTGGCCGATCCATTGACATCCATATAAGGGCGCCATAACCCATCATTGCCCTCATGGAAATACGTCCTCAACGCATTGGTGTTCATACCGTACTGGAGGAGCTTCTGCCCTACCGATCCGGATGACGCTAAAAAAGCCTGTTCAGTCTGCATTGTTGCGGGACTATCCATCTTTCCTATTCCTCCTTAACTTTCTTTGTTTCCTTTTTATACAACCTCAACCAGTATGCGACCGTCGTTAGGGTCGGCACCTGATGAGCCGCTCATGTCCACAGCCTCAATGGCCTGGAACTTGATCTGGGCCGAATAAAGCGTGGTGGTATCGGACGCGCTGTCGAGACCCACGTCTGCCTGGTCCGGAACGTGGACCTGCAATTTGCCAGCACCGTCGGACTCGAGAAAACTGCCTATAACAGCGGTCTCGCCGTTCTTCAACAGCATGTTCAGCACGTCACCGGGCTGAGGGGCATAAAAGAACACACGCTCCTCGTCGGCATAGTTATCAGTTATGCCGTTGCCCTGAAGATCGTCTTCCTTTGCAACAAGCGCTGCCACGTTGCCACCGGCAGTTGCGTGCCTTCGCACCGCTCCTGTACTTATGCGTTCAATAAGGTTTCCAGGGGTTACTACCCCTGAAGCGATGGCCTCATCAACGGGGTTGTTACCCTTTACAAGTATTGTGTTCTGAAGTCCCATGTTCTTTAGTCCTCCTTCTTATCTTTGCCACTTCCGTTATTACCACCTTCAGCACCCCAGTTCACAGTGGGAGTGCCAAGAGGTTCAACCTTCTCACCGCCTGCTGCGGCCGCAGCCGCTTCCATGGAAGCAAAGCCACCCGCGCCCACAAAGCTCGCATCCTTTTTAGCCTTCTCAGCAGGGACAGCCATAGCAGCCATGTTCTCCAGCGTGTCCATAGCCATACTCTGCAGAGTGACATCGTCAAAGCGGTTGGCCTTGTTCGCTTTGATGGCTTCGATTAACTGCTTCTTTCTGACCTCCTGGAGCCTGAGGCTGCTCCGCATGACTTCCTTCATGTCCGCAGGCATATCGGCCTTATCCACGAATTCCATGGCCGATAGCTTGCTCATGTCTTCCTGCTCGCCACCATCGCCTACAACACCAGCATCCGCTGTGTTATCTACCGGAGTTGACTTAGCAGCAGGACCGGGCTTGCCTTCCTCTTTCTTGTCGAGAGCAGTGGCGGCAGCGGTAACGATCTTCTCGAACTCCTCCAGCTTGCTTTCCTCCATGGCCATCAGCATGTCTTTATCCTTCTCGCAGAACGGTATAACCGAACTCGCGATTAAGGCATCCACTACCTTTACTTTGTCCATCCCTGCGACCTCCTCTTTGTTGGTTTCGATTTCATTTACAGCAACGAAGCTTGTTTCCTCTCGTACTTCCACCACCTCCTCTGATATTTGGACTTTACCTTCACTTGCATCCACTGAATAGTTCTGCTTGAAAAGCTTCGTGCCTTCCGGCCCTTCCTGTCTATATACGAAGTTATCGGCGAATACGTCCTCTACAAAATTGAATGTTGGTGTGGCACCATTAACTGGGACCACATCCAGCGCATCCGCGAACGTCTGCAACTGCTGACGTATGTCCGAATGGGAAAGTTCGTTACCCACAAGAGTACGTTCGAGCCTTTTGGCAATTGCTTTAGCCGTCCTACTCCTCAATTCCGACTCCATTGTCCTCGGTCCACCACACCCGGCTTCCCAGCTACAGGCCCCACGTCCCCCGGGCAGTATAGCCAAGTGGTCCGGCCTGTAGTTATGAGCAATGAGGTCATACTCCTCACTTTTGAATACACCGTGTTTCACCTCGTTCTCACTGAACATGCCAGTACTGATCTCAAGCCTTCCGCCAGTGTCCAATATACTTACGGTCTGAGGCGATAGGGCCTTTAGCTTTTCCTCATCCAACCATAGCTCACCTGTAAGTCTGGCACCATTACTCGATGGAACAAACGTGGTATTGAAAAGCTGACCCACGGTTTGCTGTTCAATAACCTCCGGTGAGTTACTGCTAACTGGCTCACCA